CGTCGTTATGAGGGTATTACAAAGACATTCTACAAAGGATACAATACTCTATGTCAAGAGGATTTCTTTGAGGTAAAGAAAAAAGATATATCCAGAATGTCACTTGCTGATCGTATCAATCTATTCTTCAAAATTGGATCACACTACAGAATATCATTCACTGACTTTGAGCAGACACTTGTAGATCGCGTTGCATCATGTGAAACATTCAAAGAAGTATTAGAGGTATCAAAGTTAATCAATGACTACTGCCTAGATGAGATTGAGAAGAAGAAAGAAGAGATGAAGATGAATAATAATTCTGAATTGGACATGGGTGATACTGAGGATGGTGAAGATGGATTCTCTGTCAAAGGTGATTCACAGGATGAGCAAGATGGTGATACAGATGGTGATGATTCTGAAGAAACATCAGAAGAAGAATCTGGTGATGTTACCGAATCAACAATGCAGGGTGGTAATTCTCCAGTAGAAATTCCTATGGTAGAAACTGTAGAGAGTCTTGAGAATGCAATCAAGAATCTTGCCAAGATGGATGGTATTGAGAATCGTTATCTTGAGATACCTGATGTTGATACATCTAAAATTATTATCAGTAATGAAAG